GAAGTACCGATTTTAGATCGGTAGTCGAACCAATCCTTAACGAAGTATTTGACGGTGTTTACGATCAACGTGCTGACGAATGGAAACAGGTTTTCAAAGAACAAAAAGGTATTCCCCGTAACTACCACGAAGAACCTGTTCTTTATGGATTTGGTGCGGCACCAGAATTACCAGACGGTATGGCAGTATCTTACCAATCTGGTGGTGTGTTGTTCTTGCAACGTTACCTTTACAAAGTATATGGTTTGGCGTTCAGCTTAACCAAAGTATTAGTAGAAGATGGCGATCACATCCGTATTGGTCAAACTTACGCAAAACATTTAGCGCAATCTTTGATTGAAACAAAAGAAACATTAGCAGCTAACGTATTAAACCGCGCATTCAACGGTTCATATACAGGTGGTGACGGTGTATCTTTGATTTCCACAGCGCATCCAATCGTTTCTGGCACATTCAGCAACCAGTTATCAACTGCTGCTAACTTGTCACAAACATCGTTGGAACAAATGTTAATTCAGATTCGTAACGCTGTTGACAACAACGGTAAACGTATTCGCTTAACACCAAAACAAATCGTTTCTGGTCCTTCAAATATCTTCCAAGCTGAAGTATTGTTGAAATCAGCACTACGCGCAGGCACAGCCGACAACGACATCAACCCAGTTAAATCAATGGGTTTACTTGCTGACGGTCAAGCTAACTTATCTCGTATCACTTCATCTACTGCATGGTGGATTCAAACTGATGCACCAGAAGGTTTAAAACTTCTTATGCGTCGTGGTCTTGAAAAATCTATGGAAGGTGACTTTGAAACTGACTCAATGAGATATAAGGCGACAGAGAGATACACGCTCGGATGGACTGATCCAAGGGGAGTCTATGGGACGGCCGGAGTCTGAGGACTAGTCCAGCATAATTGGACAAATGCCTGCTTTTGATGTTAATATGAGTTTTTTATTCATAAAAACAGAGAAAGCAAAATGGCTAAAAAATGTTCAATAGTAAATTGCATAGCTCCTGTGGTAGCACGGGAGTTATGTTCTACACACTACAAACGCTATCAACGTCACAAATCTACAGATCAAACTAGACCTTCTGATTGGGGTCAACGCGAAAAACATTCACTTTATAGAATATGGTGTGGAATCATTAGGTATCATCGTAAAAATATTTGCGATGAATGGTCAAATGATTTTTGGAAATTTGTAAAAGATGTGCCAGAAAAAACATCAAATAGTCGTGCAAGTAGAATTACTGAAACTAAACCTTGGTCAAAAGATAATTTTTATTGGCGTGAAGTTGAAACTGCCTCAATAGATGCAAAAGAAAAACAACGCAAATTTCGTGAAGCAAATCCTTTATATGGAAAAAATACATATTTAAAAAAAATGTATGGTGTAGATTTAGATTGGTATAACGCTCAATCTGAAAAACAAAATCATCTTTGTGCAATTTGCAAAGAGCCAGAAACTTCTATTATTCATGGCAAAAAAATATCATTAGCAGTAGATCATTGTCATGACACAGGAAAAGTTCGCGGATTATTATGCAGAAAGTGCAATAATGCAATTGGTGCATTTAAACATGATAAGTATATAATACAGCAAGCTATCAAATATTTAGAAGATAGTAATTTTCTGGAAACCTTTAACGCTATGCACGACTGACCAGACAGACGACATGAAGACTGCATAGTAAAACCTTTCATGTGAGGAATCAAAATGGCTTCAACCACATTCTCTGGACCAGTAACGTCTACTAACGGTTTTATTGGTGCAATTACTGGCTTAGAAACAGTTACAACATTAACAGCGGCTGCAACATTAACTGCCGCACAAAGTGGTACAACTTTCTTTTTAAACTCTGCAACAGAATTTGTAACTACACTTCCTGCGCCTGTAGCCGGTTTAAATTACACATTTATTGTTACTGCTGCTCCTTCTGGCGCAAGCTACACCATCGTTACTGCATCAAGTGCTAACATTATCAAAGGTCAAGCGGTTAACGCTGCTGGCGTTGCTGGTGATACCGGTACTGCTGATGACACCATTTCTTTTGTTGATGCACAAGCTGTTGCTGGCGATCAAGTTACTGTGATCAGTGATGGTACATCGTGGTTTGCAAAAGCGTTTTGCGCGGTTGCGGCTGGTGTGACATTTACACAAGCAAGCTAATTTGATGAGGCGTTAATTCGCCTCATTTCAATCAACAGGGGAGCATCATGGCTGACGTAGTAGCATCACAAACATTGCTTGACGGTGAACGATTGTTTATTGGCAAGTTTACAAATATCTCTGACGGCACAGGTGAAACTGCGGTTGTCAAAATTAATCCATCAACACTTAGCGTGAACGCTTATGGTCGCGCATGTAATGGTGTTAAAATTAATAAAATTTGGTCAACCACACATGGTATGGAAGTCCGTATTTTATGGGACGCAACCACGGATGTGTTTGCATGGATGATTCCGCAAAACAGTAATTATCTGATGGATTTTTCTAGTTTTGGTGGTTTGCAAAACAATGGTGGAACAGGTGTTAACGGCAACGTGTTATTCACAACAGCAGATATGTCTGCCGGTGATATGTACACAATTGTCATTGAGTGTCTTAAAACTTATGCAGCGGCTTAAAGATATGACTAGTGAAATGCAGATCATGTTTTGGAATATTGGACTTTCACTTATCATCACAATCATCGGTGCTGTTTTGAAATACAAGTGTGATGAACTGACACGAATTAGCATATTGCTAAATAAAACCCGCGAAGAAGTAGCGCGTGAATATGTCACAAAAGTAGAAGTTCACACAGAAATTGATCGTTTAATGAGTCGGCTGGAAATCTTAGATGCAAAGCTCGACAGAATTATAGAAAGGGGTTAATAAAATGAGTAAATCATTAAAATATGTAACAGAGTTCGAGTTTCCTTCTGACAAAGGTTACACAGGATCATGCGCAAAAGAACCTGCAAAAGCCTATGCTAAAGGTGGTTCATGCAGTGGATACGCTAAAGGTGGATCATGCGGTGATAGCAAGATGATGAAAGCAAAAGGCGGTAAAGTTGTTGAACGTGCTACAGGTGAAAAATACCCAAGTCGTGAAGCAATGGTTCGTCATGAATCGCTTGAAACACCAAGAATGCAACGTGAAGAAGTGGTTAAACGCCAAGTTGTCAAAGCACCACAAAGCCGCAGACGTGGTGAGCCAATGATTGCACCTAAAGAACGTGGTGAAACATTATTAGCGAAAAGACAGCAACAAGGTGCATTAGGTGCAATTGCCCAAGCCAATACGCCTGGTCAAGCCATGATGAAAAAAGGCGGATCTGCTAAAGAATCAGCAAAAGTTGGTAAAGTAATGGGTGAGTTTAAATCTGGTGATTTGCATTCTGGTAGTAAAAAAGGCCCAGAAGTGACAAACAAAAAACAAGCGTTAGCAATTGCAATGTCTGAAGCTAAAAAAGCATCAAGCAAAAAAGGTTAGTGCTATAATTTAGCAAAAAACTGAGGTTAATTAAATGGCATATTCTGGTGAAGTAAGTACAACGGTTTTCAACGCAATAAAAGTCGTGGATCATGCCTTTAGACGTTGCCGACTTCCTGCGCAAGCAATTACAGCAGAGATGCAGACTTACGCACTGGAATCGCTATATTTGCTGCTTTCTGACTTAGCAAACATTAAAACACCGAGCTGGTGTATTGAAAAAGTTATCCTGCCAATGTATGAGAATCAACCGATTGTGACGCTACCAAATGGCACAGTTGAGGTTCTCAATCTAAATTACAGAACCTTGCAACCGGTCACCGGCTCAGTGGTGTCAACCTCGCTGGCTTACACGGTTAATTTCACCACGCAAACCACTGTTGATACTATTGGTATTGAATGGAGCGCAAACGCTGTTCCTTTGACATTTCAAGTCAGTACCAATGGCACTGTATGGGTTACAGTCGGAACGTCGTCTGATACCGCTACAGCAGGTCAAATAACATGGACAGACATCTCTGGTGCGCTGGCTTATCAATATTTTAGAATCACATCAACTTTGCCAATTTCTTATACTGCAATCACGATGGGTAATTTGCCGCAAGAGATTCCTCTCGGTCAGTTGAATCGTGATAGCTATGTTAATCAAAGCAACAAAGTTTTTCCTGGTCGTCCGAGTAATTATTATTTTCAACGTGATCTGCCACAACCTGTAGTTAATTTATGGCCAGCACCGTTCTCAGCGGCAGAGCAAGCGCAATTAATCCTATGGCGGCATCGTCAAATAATGGATACGCAAAATTTACAGCAAGATGTTGAGATCCCACAACGCTGGATTAATGCAATTGTTGATGGATTAGCGGCTGCGGTTGCTAGTGAAACACCGGCAGTTGATATGCAATTAATGGCAATTCTCACGCAAAAAGCGGCTATCAGTTTGCAACGTGCTTGGGATGGCGACAATGACGGATCACCAATTCAAATTAATCCTGGCATTGGGGTTTATACACGATGAGCGTATTTCTCGATCCAAGTGGACAGCCAACGTATGGTATTGCCATTTGTGGTCGTTGTTCGCGCAAAATGTTGTTGTCTGAGCTTTCACCGGATCCAAATTATCCTGGTTTGATGGTTTGTAAAGAAGATCGTGATGAATACGATCCGTATCGTCTTGCACCTCGCAGACCAGATCAGATTGTGTTGCCGTTCAATCGTCCAGACACACCAATTAACACGCATCCTGCTGGCGTTATTCAAGAAGCTGGCGATGAATTTTTTATTACCGAGGACGGTAATTCTTATCTGGAGATGTAAAGAATGTCTGACGTACCAAGTAATTTAATTCCAACGCGGATAACACAACTTCCAACTGCACCTGTTGCATCTGAAGACAGCTTGATGATGATTGTCTACAACGGCAACAATTATCAAATCAGAGTCGGAGATCTTTTGAGTGTTGCTGGTGTTCCTACAACACGGCAAGTTATCGCTGGCACCAGTTTAACGGGTGGTGGTCAACTTTCTAGCAATGTAACGCTTAGTGTGGCAAATGGTGGTATCACTAGCACACAGCTAAGTGCTACAGGTGTTACTGCTGGATCTTATGGTGATGCCACAAACATTCCTGTTTTTACAGTAGATTCAACTGGTCGCGTAACAGCCGCATCAACGATTGCCGCAACGATTACTGGCTATGTTCCTGTTACACGACAAGTGATTGCTGGCACTGGTTTGACTGGTGGTGGTGCGTTAAACGCTAATGTAACGATTGCGGCTAATCTTTCTGATAGTTTACCATTAGCTGGATTAACTACTGGATCGGCTGGTGTTGCTACATCTATGTCACGATCAGATCACAAGCATCCGCAAGTGGATTTATCGAGTGCGAATGAAGTTGAAAATATTCTTGGTTTAAGTCACGGTGGCACTGCAAAAAGCATTGTGCCAAATGCAGGTGCAATAATTTGGTCTGGTGCTGACGGTTTATATGTTGGACCTGCTGGAACGGCTGGGCAAGTTTTAGTTTCTGGCGGATCTTCTGCGCCAACATGGGGTTCTGGTGGAGGATCTGTGACAACGGTTTCAGTTGTTAGTGCTAATGGTTTTGCAGGAACGGTAGCTAATCCCTCATCAACACCTGCTATCACGTTGACGACTAGCATTACTGGTGTGCTTAAAGGTAACGGTACGGCTATTTCTGCGGCTACGTCTGGCACAGATTATAGTGCGGGGACTTCTGCTTTAGCTACGGGTATTTTAAAAAGCACCACAACAACGGGCGCGTTAAGTATTGCGGTTGCGGCTGATTTTCCAACGCTCGATCAAAACACGACAGGAACTGCTGCTAATGTAACAGGTATTGTTGCTGTAGCTAATGGTGGTACAGGCAACGCTAATGGTATCAACGGAGGCACATTTTAATGACAACAATTGAAGATTTAATAGACAAAATGTTTGAAAGCAGGAATGCTGCTCATATTGAACACTGGAAAACTAAAAATGGCGAAGTTCATCGTGCGCTTGGATCTTATTATGATGATGTTATCGAAATGACTGACAAGCTCGTTGAAGCGTATCAAGGAACGTTCGGCATCGTTGGTGATGTTGACGGTGAGGTTGATGACGTTACGCGGTTAATACATGATGATATAATTTGGCTTAACGAAAACAGAAGCAAGATTGCAAAAAATATTCCAGCACTTGAAAATATTATTGATGAGTTGACTGGATTACATATGACAACGCTCTATAAATTAGAAAATTTGAGGTAAGACAATGTCACAAACAGGTTACACACCAATACAACTTTACCGCACCACAACATCTGGTGCTGCGCCTACTGCTGGAAATTTAACTGATGGTGAGTTAGCCATCAATATTAATGATGCAGATGTGGCTTTATATACAAAAAATCAATCTGGCGTTGTTAAACGATTGATGAACAATCCTGCTAGTTTAAAATATCCAACAGTAGATGGCACGTCTAATCAAGTGATAAAAACAGACGGTGCTGGTTTATTATCATGGGTGACTGCTGTGTTATCTGGTGGTGCTTTAGGAACACCAACAAGTGGCACTTTAACTAACTGTACAGGTCTTCCTGTATCGACAGGCGTGTCGGGTCTTGGCACAAACGTCGCCACATTCCTTCAAACACCTACCTCCGCAAACCTCGCTGCGGCATTAACAGATAAAACGGGCACAGGCGCAAACGTATTTGCATCAAACCCAACCTTCCCTGCGCAAATCAATCTTACTGCAAACTCTGGCTATAATATTTATGCTTCGGGAACGGCTGATAACTATTTGGCTGGTAGACTGGGTGTAGGGGTAACATGCGGAAGCGATACGACTATTCAAGCGGGTAGAGCACTAACCGGAGGAACGGCTCAATGGGGTGTATATCACACAGGGGTAGTTAACTCTGATGTAACAGTTAATGCTGCAGGATTTAGAAATGTAGCTACAACACAAGCAGCATCATTTACGCTAAATAATTACTTGGGGTTTATAGCTACACAAGGGACACTAGGTGCAGGCAGCGCAATAACTAATCAGTATGGCTTTTTTGCAGAAAACTCACTCACAGGTGCAACCAACAACTACGGTTTTTATGGCACTATAGCGTCTGGTACAGGCAGATATAATCTCTATATGGCAGGAACGGCTGATAATTACTTAGGTGGTAGTTTGGGGATTGGGACGAGTAGTCCTGTATATACATTAGATGTTTCTGGTGCTATCAGAGCTAATATACCTTATAGTCAAATTGTTCAATCGTGTTCAATGGGAGGTATTACAACAGGTGGCTATATTAGATTTACATCAAATGGTGCAGGTAAATATAACTATCAAATTAATACAGCCGCAGCTGGTGATTTTACTACAGTAATAACTGCATACACAATAGATGCTTCAGGCAACGTAGGTATCGGCACAGCTTCACCTAACGCATCCGCCATCCTTGATGTGCAGTCAACAACAAAAGGCGTGAGAATGCCTAATATGACAACTACGCAGAAACTTGCCATTGCGTCACCTGCGGCAGGGTTGATGGTTTTTGATACCACATTAAGCAAGTTATGCGTGTACTCTGGTGCGGCATGGCAAACAATCACTTCAATTTAAGGAAATACTCATGACAACAACATACACATACGAACCAACTAACTTGCAACGCGACCAAAACGGTATTGTGAACCAAGTGCAATTTACAATCACCGCGTCAAACGGCACAGACAGCGTAACGGTTAACTCGATCACAGGCTTACCTGCACCTAAAGGCACAGTCATTGATTACGATAAACTATCAAAAGCAGATGTTATTGCATGGATTAAAAATCTAGTGGGTACACAATCTGAAGCGTTAGCAGATTCGGAATTAGCCGCGCATATTGAGAATCAAAAAGTTGTACTGTCTAACGGCACACCTTGGAGCAACTAATGATTACTTGGGAAATTACAGAAGAAGTGGCAAATGCGATATTAGGTATGTTAGGTAACCTGCCCACCTCGTCAGGTGCATTTCCTATCCTTGTGGATTTGAAACAGCAAACTGATAGTCAAACTGAAGAAAAAAAAGCGGAGTGATACTCATGGGTAAACTACTCAAAATCTGGAACTACTTAATGGCTCGATTAAAAGAGCCTTCTACCTACGCAAGTGTGGCAGCACTCGCAACGATGGCGGGTGTGAATATTGATGCAACGCCTGTTGTGCATGACAGCTTAACTGCCGCTAGTGTCGTGTTTGGTATGATTGGACTGTTTGCATCAGAAGGTAAATAATATGAGCACCTATTTTAAGCCAGAAGAATTTGAGTGTCACTGCGGGTGCGGAGAAAAAGACGTTAATCCTAAGCTCGTAGAGTTACTTAATCGCATCCGTGAGTCGTTTGGCAAACTTATTACCATTATGAGCGGTAGAAGATGTGAAGCACACAACACGAAAGTGGGTGGTGCAAAGCATAGCCAGCACGTACTAGGTAACGCAGCCGATATTAAAGTAAAAGACGTACCGCCCAAAGAAGTGCAAGAATACCTCATGAAGCATTTTGATGACGATTGCAAAGGTCTTGGACGCTACAAATCTTTTACACACATCGATGTCCGCGATGGTAAGATTGCTCGCTGGAATGGATAACATTTTTGTTTTTACATTCATTTAAAAGTATAATTCAATAACACAGGTGCATGCTGAATCAGCGGCTAATACGACAAAACATACGGAGTATTTATGAGCTACAGCATGACCTACGACTCGCTGCTCGTAGACGTTAGACGTTACCTAGAGCGTGGTTTTACGCAAGAAAGCGATCAAATTGTCTACGATCAACTTCCTCGACTCATCACAATGGGTGAGCGTCGTATTGCGCGTGAACTTAAAATTGAAGGTTTTATTCGTGCAGTCACAACACCGTTAGCGGTGGGTGTTAACGTTTATATGAAACCCGATAGATGGCGTGACACTGTCAGCATGACTGTTGACGGCACGCCTATTTTTGCGCGTGCTTATGAATACATCAGAAATTACTGGCCAGATCCTGCTGAAACTGGAACGCCATCGTATTATGCCGACTACGATTATCAACACTGGATAATTGCACCTACGCCCGCAACTTCGCAAACATTAGAAATCTTATTTTACGAACAAGTGCGTTTCTTAGGTGATGACTTTCAAACAAACTGGCTTACCGAGTACGCGCCAGATGTTCTTTTATACGCTACGTTACTTGAAGCAACACCGTTTCTTAAAAATGATGAGCGTGTTCAAGTTTGGCAAACTATTTATGACCGAGCCGCTCAAGCACTTAATGGCGAAGATCTTAAACGTATCATGGATCGCACAGCGAACCGGAGTGAAGCATAATGACAACATATACCGAAGTCTTCGGTGGCGCAAATATTTATCCTAGTGAAATAAGCTACAGCGCGTTAACGCTTACGGCTGATGTTACGTTAAGCTGGCCAACTGAAACATCTGCTAGTAATAATCTTGCCACGCGCATTATTGATATTTCGTCAGCAACTGCGGGATTAAGTATCTTTTTACCAGACGCTGCAAAAGCAGGAACAGGTGAAACCATCCTGTTTAATAACGTGGGTGCGCAATCTATTACAGTTAAAAACGCTAACGGCACACAAATTGTTGTTGTTACTAGCGGCACGCTCTGGCAAATTTATTTGACTAATAACACTACTACTGCTGGTGTTTGGAAGTCACTTCAATATGGCGCAAGTCTTTCAATAGCTAACGCTTCTGCTCTCGCGGGTACAGGTATTGTAGCTACTGGATCTTTGCTTTCACAGTCTATTCCGATCACAACTTTTGCTTCAAATTACACGACCAGTGCTGCTGATAGAGCCAAAATGTTCAACTGGACGGGTGCTGGCGGTACACTAAGTCTTCCAGATCCAACAGTGGTCGGTGATAATTGGTTTATTTACTTGCGCAACTCTGGCACCGGTGCAATTCTTGCTGATGCTATTGGTGCTACTTTGATTAATGGTTCAGCTAATCTTAGTTTTCAGCCAGGAGAATCTGCGATCATCGCCAGTGACGGTGTGAACTGTTACACGATTGGTTTTGGACAGTCTGCAACATTCGCATTTGATTACACTGTTATTGCTGTAGGC